TACTCTCGCCATGTGTGGAACTTCTTTTTTATATAAAAGTACTTCGTATTATATAACCGACTCAAAATTTTTTTAAAATCGGCCTTAAAGTGACCGTAAGGGGGTACATAAAAAATAGCCCTAAAAAAATAGACATATTTTATGTTTAAAACACTCGTTATATATTATATTTTTAATTGAGTAATATTTTATAAAAATAATTACAATGATATTGTAATGATCAGTATTGATGAAATATCTCGTATAGCTGAAAAACGTAAAAGGTTAAAAAAGGAAACGTACATAAAATTACACGAACAAATATCAAAAAAAATACGTCAATCAGTTGAATTAGGTCATAAGTACGTTTTCGTACAAATACCATCGTTTGTAATGGGATATCCACATTTTGACAGGACAAGAGCTACTCAATATTTAATAAGACAATTTCGATTAGGTGGATTTTATGTCCAACATATTGGTGAATTTGAATTATGTATATCATGGACACCAAAGAAAACGATTACACAAAAAGAAGATAAACCAGAAGAAGATTTTGAAGATTTTCCAACACTCGTTAACTTGAAAAAGACAGCGAATAAATACAGGGGGGCGCGATAATAATGTCCCATAAAAAAACCCACTTTATCATAAATGGATAACCTTAACATATTAGTAGAAGCAAAACGCGAATACCTTGGTCAGCTTTGTATATTGATGTGTCCGGTTATGATAGAGACTTTTGAAGAAATGTACGATGAGGCTTATAAATTATCGAAGGGAAGAAAGGTACTTGTAATGTACCAGAAATTATTGAAAGAAGTTCCAAATTGGAGTGACGCCATGTCTAAACAACACACTGATAATATTGCTAATAGATGCGCATGGTTTAATGATTTATTGGCAGCTGTATTTGTGAGTTGCGTCAAAATTTTATCAGCTGTTCGTTTGAGTAAAGATAATAAAAAGATTTCTCTTAAACTCCCAACGAACGAAGTTTTTATTCAAATGTGTCATAATAAAGTTGCGGAATCCCTGTATAATGATCCTTATATATACCATGATTCTCAAAATGAACACGCGCGAAATGATAAATTATTTGAACGATTTTCTATATGTATCGAAAATTCTGTAAAGGAACTTATACCAGTTCAGCAAATATTACAAACTTACATGTCGCAACAACAAGAAGGACAAGATCTCGATTTAGGTGAGGCGGAAGTTGGTGATTCTGAAGACCCGGATATCATTGAAGATAATGGTATGGAAGAAACGAGTAATGAACCATTTGGTGATGAAGAACAGCCAATGGAGGAAGAACAACCACCAATGGAAGAAGAACAACCAATGGAGGAAGAACAACCACCAATGGAAGAAGAACAAACTAACAATTCTTTTATGAATAATGAATTTAAGACTATCAATACAACGCCACACATGCAAAATCCACAACAACGTACACAGGATGAAGACGACGTTTTTTTCCCAGATGCTGCTGAAACTCGCCAAAAAAACATCATGTATAAGTAAATGGAGTTTGAAGATTATTTAAGAGATCCAGCTTGGGCGGGTTTAATCGCAGGTTTTATAACAGCAGGATACATACATTTTAAAGCAAAACTTAACAACGAAGGTAAACTCGCACTTAGCGCATATACCAAACCGGCGGCACTTGTCGCTATTTTAGTATTTTTTATCGTTTCGAACGGATTAGGTAAGAAAGAGACTATCAGTACAGAACCATTTTAATTTTCTAACTTAAAGATATCAAACATAGAATATATACAAAATGGCTTCTGTTACCGCATTCAATGATATGATGGGTCAATTTCTTGTGGAACTACACAAGACGTTTCCAGAAGAAAAAGGATTAAAAAAGTGTTTATCGGCATTTGATTTGATGAAAGAAGCAAATCCTAGATTAGTCGTAGATGGTTTTATGAACGGCGTAGCTCCATACACAGAACAGATTTCAGCTAAAGATGATTCATTTTTTATTAAAGAATCGAAAAATCTTGATTTTATGAAAGGTGTTAATTTAGAAAAACATTGGGGTTCGTGTTCCGAAAATACAAAAAATGCGATTTGGCAATATGTTCAAACATTGTACATGTTAGGTACGACTATAAAATCTATACCAGAAGATACACTATCTATGATTGAGACCGTTGCTAAAGAATGCGCGGATAAATTGGGTTCAGGTGAAAATGGTGAATTGGATGAAGCGGCTTTAATGAAAACAATGCAAGGCATGTTAGGTGGAATGTTGGGTGGTAAAAAATAAACTCACTATATATAAATGACTTCTTGGTTTGAAGACCCAAAACAGCTCATTCGGACAGATAAAGTTTTAGAATTTTGGCCATCAAATACGCTCACACCAGAAGAGCGAATCAACGCTACAGCAAGATTTATAATTTATGCGACGTGTATAATCTATCTTATTAACCGTGATATACGTATATTTGTTTTAGGTGGTACAGCTTTGGGCGTTCTATATATAATGGAACGTTCCGATATGGTAAGAGAAGGTTTACCAAGAACTGCAAATAACGGTATACCATGCCAATTACCTACTCAGGACAACCCGTGTGCTAATGTACTTATGACTGACTTTTCTGATAGACCAGATAGGCCTAGTGCGTGTTATGCACCAACAGTTAAAAACGCAACAGATGCTTATATTACAAATGGTATACAATACGGTCCTTCGCGTTCGCGTTCTTCATTACCACGATTCCAGAGAAATGCTTTAGCTAGACAATTTACAACTACATCGAATTCATCTTTAGGAAACGATCCATATTATGAATTTATACATGGTAAAAAGGGTGAAAAAACTTGTAGACAAGATCCACGATTATGTGATCCAAATGCCAGAGGAGTTCAACTCGAGGCTTTTGCTGGTTTACAACCAACAGGGGATAGGAGATAGATGTTCAGTATTATCAGCCTAATTTTACATTATAGTCATCGTTAGTAGATACTCGATTTGCTTAAACAAAATCTTAAGTAATAGTAAATGGCGTATCAACTCCAACCAGGAATGAAAATGGTTACCGATAAAGCGGTTCCATCCGTTTGTGCTACCGAAGAAGTCTTCGTGTATCCTCAGCCCAGTACTTTGAATTATGGTTCATCTAGACCAAATACCATGTTATATGGAACTGCTCCATACATGGCCGGTAAAGGTTCACCATCTCAACATATAGAAACAAGTGACGCTCTTCGTCCACAATCTACATCTCGATTTAACAAGGTATTAGCAAAAACATACGAACAAAATTTACACCCACTTCAACATGTTGCGTGTAAAACCCCTCTTAGAACACGATCATACGAACCATCGAGTACTCGTGCCGAAGTTCAAAATGGTTTGTTTCAGCAAAGATACCTCAATAAAAATGTTAATAACAAATAAGAATGGCTGACCCCATATCCATATTGGCTATAGCAGGACTCGTTTACGCTGGTCGTAAATTAAGTAAAACAGATGATGAACAATATTCAATCGAAGGAAATTCTATTCAAGGACAAGAAGAGGTTAGACCACCACCAATTGATGATTTGTACAGTAGAGACATGACAATAGAAGATTCATATTTAGGCGCACCATCACCTCTAGTCGAACCTGAATATACTTCTAAACAGGAAATGTCTTCATTCGGTGATATTTCTCCTCAACAAAGATCATCCGGTGGGGAAGTTTTAGATATGCGAAATCGCATGATGTATGATGGTGGAAGAATGAATAATCTTTCACCAATAGAGCACCAAAATGTTGGTCCAGGTTTGGGTGTAGATCCAAGTGTTCCAGCTGTTGGTGGTCACCAGCAATTATTTAGAGTTAACCCTGAAAATGTGGGTGCTTATAGACTTACAACTTTACCAGGACGTTCTGGTCCAGCCTTTGATAATAAGGGTGGAAGACGAGGAGTTGCGGGTGAACTTGGAAATAACAGACCCGAGAAAACATCGTTTCTTTTTGGAAGACTCCCACCCGTTCCCGGACGTGCGCAGGGTATGTCTGGTAGAACACCAAGAGGAGAACACGAACGAACGAAACGTACAACAAATCGTTCTGAAACAGGTGTTAGAACTGATACGTTAAGTACAGCGGCACCTAAGAGATTTGTTTCTTCACTAACTCGTGCGGCGGAACCAACGCGAAATAAGAAGGATGGTAACATAGAAGCTTACGCGTACTCTAACGCACCCGCACCAGGTATTCACAAATTTTCACACGGGTACTTGAATGCCCCATCTACTAAAATAGGGGAGAAACGAACATACGGTGATAAATATACCGTTGAAGAATTAACTAAATTTGGTTTCAGGCCAACTGATAGAAGAGGTAAGGTGGGTCGTCCAGCGGGAGCAGGTCGCATGAATGTACGTGCCGATCCACTTAACCAAGGTGGTATGGTAACGAGTGTTCGTTCGGATACTACTCGTGTAGATGGACGTGTTAATTCAGCAGACGGTGGTTGGACTCAACAGTATAGAAATAACGATTATCATCAATTCAATGCGTATAAGGGTATGGAAAATCCAAACGCAAGTTCAAGTGGTTTAGGTTTAGCAAAACGTCAACTTGCTGGTAACCCATTATCACATAACCTTTCATAAATTTAAAAAAATAACGCAAAACACTCATTAAAATAATGCTCCTATATTTTAATGAAGGTACATACCTTAGACATAGATAGTGGTGAAAGGGATCCCGTTTTATACCCAAACCCAGCAGACTATGTTGTTTCTTTAAAATCTCCCATTTATAATGTCACGAAAATATCCATGATATCAGCGCGTATACATAATAGTCAGTATTTAATACACGAAAGTAATAATACTTTTACTTTAAATTCAGGTGGTACTGATTATGAAATAAGTATACCTAATGGTAACTATGACGGTACAGATCTAGCTTCTAATGTTGTAGTAAATTCGAGTAGTAAGATACAATCATCGGTGTTTAATAAAGATACGAATGCAATAACTTTTACGGCAAATAACCCGTTTACTTTAAAGTTTTATACTGGTACAAATGGGTATAGTAAAACTGATGTGACTGGTAAGACTACACCTCATGATATACTTGGATTACCAGCGAATGATGTACAATCTACACAATCACCACCTTATACACTCGAAACTGGAAGTATTAATTTACAAGGTGCTGACGGAATTATTGTTAAATTAAGTAGTGGTTCTGATGAATTTAATAAGACTATATTTTCAGAAACACCTTTTTATACGGGTAGAATTCTCATGTGTGGAGACGTGATTAATTATTCTGGTGTAGACGACGCTGTTGAACATAATTTCGATAGTGGATCTCAAAAGACAATATCGAGTTTACGTGTACAATTTTACTATAGTAGTAACAATAGACTCATACCATACGATTTTAGAAACGCAAATCATATATTAAAACTTGCGGTAACATGCTCTACTGATAAATTTGTTAATATACCGAGATATAGACGAGACGAGACATTACCAACACCTATGGAAATCCCCAGAGAATTTGAGGATGTACATAGTTGGGATTCTTTTATACCAATATTTATGGTAATTGCGACTGGATTATTTTTACTTGTAATTATAAAAAAACCAAGTTCTAAATTTATCGAGTAACCGCGAAGATTGGTTGTCCTGGTTTCTTGACCTTCTTGGACAATCTAGAGATAACGATGAAGACAACGATAGACAAGAGTGTTGTGAGCAAGGCAGTGAGAGTGTAGTTCATACCACCGTTCTTGTTAACTTTGACGACTTGGTTAACCAACCATCTCACCAAATCCATCCATGAGAGGGCGGCGGCGAAGGAGAACCCAGCAACAATCGCATTGAGAGATTGAGCTTCGAGTTCGGAAGCAACGAGCGTAATGGTTTCTTGAGCAGCAGACATTTTTTATTATAATTAGATATTTTATTCTGGGAGGAAGTCTTCATCCAAAAATATTTTTTTATATTTTTTGGTGTTTTTCATATACCCTTTAAAATTAGTAATTTTTTCATCTTTTGATGAATTATACCCTGAAGAAGATTCCGATTCTGTTTCCGTTTCCGTTTCACTATCTGAATCTATTTCACTATCTCCTGAATAACTTTTATCATCTGATATTTTAAAGTATATATCATCGTTATTTATCCACCCTTCAGGTTCTGATGTGTTCATTACTATCTATAGCATTTTTTAACATCTGTTCTGTTGGATTTTTCGGCACCC